GTGCCTGACGGATCTGCTCCATATTGATAACCAGGAACGCCAATACCCGCTAATGCAGAAGCCGCTCTTCCGCCAACACCAATGCCACTTCTTAACGCTGAACGAGAAATAACTACTTCACCACCAGCTTCACCTACGATAGCGCTGCGTCCGCGACGATGTACTCCACCTAAAGCCTGCAGCGTACTCGCCGTGAAAATGGGGTCGGAGAAGAACGAAGAAGCGAGGCGGTCTGTCTCGACAGGCATGGGATATCCCGCCGGAGTGTGGCCACCAGATTGGGCGTATACATCTGCATTAGTGCCGGCGCCAATGCCCCGGGGTCGAATTGGGCTCGCCGCGAAACTGGGGTCGGAGACGAGAAACGAACCCTGGCCAAGAAACGAACCCTGGCCATTCGCGACTGGCGCGGCAGGCATGGGATATCCGGCCGGAATGTGGGCGCCTGATTGGGCGTATCCCATCTGCGCGGTGTAGTCGTCGGCCGCGAACGTCATACCGGCCTTGGCTCCTCGTCGTTCTGCTTCCGCGAGGGCCCGCTCCGATAATTTATTTATTTGAGCAGTTCCAGTTGATTCAGCGCCATGTACATCCGCGGGGGGCTCGATCTCGGGGGCCACTCGAATATCTTTTCTACCAAACCCTATAGGCATTCCAATTTCGTTTGTTTTAACTTCAAAATTTTCAGATATCCAATCTAGCGCGGTGGCAAATCCATCCATCAATATTTTTCCAAGAGGAGCAAATGCTGTTTTTAATGCCCCCTTCCAGTCACCCTTTTCTAACTGCCTAGAAAGCTTTTCGCCGTCAAAAAGATTGTGCATATCTTCTTCAAGCTTAACTAACCAACTATCAGCACCTTTTTCAAGAATCGAGGCAACTTTTTCTAATATACTATTTAACGGCGTTAATAATACAGTTCCTATTCTAGCAAAAAGCCCTTGTTGTTCAGTAACTAATTTGTTCAACGATTCTTGTTGTTGAGCAGCCTTTTTTTGTTCTTCGTTTAAACCGTGGTATTTACCCATAACCGCTTCAGTACCAATCCCCAACTTGTCGAGGGTTTGTTGTTGAAATAGAGTTAGACCTTCTTGGCCCGCTACAGCTTCACGTATAGATTCTACTATTCTTTGATAAGATGCAGTAATTTCATCCGCATTATTTCTTTGAGCTACTCTAAATTCTTTCGATGCATTAATCTGTATATCAAACGCTCTTTGAGCATCACCAGCTAAATCCACACCCGCCTCTAAATCAGCAAACTTTCTTACCGTACCCACCATACCTTGCATATCTGTACCCGCCGCGGAGGCGTACATAGCCATTTTGGCCAAGTTGGCCACTTGAGCTTCACCTTGCACCGCTATTAAGGTACTGTTTGCAGCTAAATCTCTTACTGCACGGCCTACATTAACACTTTCACCACCCGCGGCTTTCATATTTTCAAATATTTGTCGTGTTTCATCTGCGGTTAATGTTGTGGTTTGAGATAAGGTAGCGAAAAATTTTCCAGCCACATCACTAGCTACACTAAATCCTTTGGAAACTAATGTAGCTACACCTGCTAATCTACGAGTCTCTTTATTAGAGTGCATTAAATTATCCATGATAGAACTTGTCATATCCACAACTTCTTGAGTAGATGTGCCAGTCAATCGCATCCTATCAGCAAATAATCTTGATTCTTCAGTAACCTTTCGCAGAGTGTCTCTTGATTGACCAAATTTCTTACTCATACTTGTTAAGGCACCATCAATCATTAAAACCCGATCAACCAAAGTTTTTAGAGCGATAACAACTATTCCCAACGCACCAGCCTTACCGGCCAACTTACCTATTCCTCCAGCTAAACCTCCAGCGGCTTTTTGCATTCCACCCATTAATTTAGCTTGCGCCCTACCGTACATAGTAAGCTCACGATTAGCGGTTTTCATACCTTTAATCATGGCGCTTTGGGCTTTTAAATGTTCTTTATTTTGTTTAGTTGCTCGTTGCCAAAGACTGTTTTCTTCTTTATATCTTTTCTTTTCGTCTTTAAATTTATTTTTTTCGGCTTTTATATACTGTTTATTAGCTTCGGCTTGAGCTTTAAGAATTTGATTATACTGTCGGCCAGTAACATTATTATCCCTAACAGTCTGTTCACCCGCAGCTACAGCATCAGAAAACTGCTGGATGCCTGCAGCAAGGTCACCAACAGGAATGCTGGAAAGCCCTTGTAAACTTTTAGTAATGTTAGCAGAAATATCGGCCATTATTCAACTCTTTATTTTATATACCGTTGCTTCTTCATATAATCTCTAACAGACATGCCGCCAGAGATTTTCTTTTCCATAGCGTCTAAATATTTTTTTTCATACTTAGATGCTTTCTTGCGAATTTTATCTAATTCTTTTTTGTTGCGTTTGTCTGCTTTTGTTTTATCTTTTTTATTGAAGATTTTGGAAAACATTCCAACGCCCACCAAAGATGCAAGAAGCCCTTTAGATTCTATTTCATTAAGATTTTCCATGTGGATTCTCCTTTAAACATAATGCTATATAAATAAATATCTCCACACCTTGTTTTTAAATGTGGAGATATTATTTCTTTATGCTCTTTGTTGTCTTAAAGCTTGCTGTTTTTGTTGTCGTTGATAACTTTTAACAGCTTGTTGCTGTGCTTCCTTAGTTTTCTCAGCGTCTTTGTGCTGTTGATTATGTATTTCTTTAATTCTTTCTATCCACCACCTTCTTCTATGAACAGGTAAATTATATGCATCTTGAAAACTTAAGTGACCATGATAGACACAAGCAAAGATTTCTTCAAAAATATAATCTTTATGACTCGGAGTCAGGCCAAAAGAAACCGACCGTGATCGGTATTTCCACCTCCCCTCGGTGGCCACAATGAGGGCAGTTAAAATCTTGCTTCATAAGTACGTCCGGTTCAATCTCATCAAAATATTTTCTGAACGCCCTTGAATCTCTTACACTCATCACATCAACAAATTGATTAATAGTTGAAGGAGTGTCATCACCGTTAATCGCAACAAGTTGATGCTTAAGTCTTGTAGTTACGTTAGAGTCAAATGGAGAGTTAGTCATCTTTTTGGCTTTTTCTAACTGATCATTAATTGCATTTTCTTCTTCGGTGGTAAGAAATTTAAAATGAATTAGATTTCCCGACGGTAATGTATATTCAAACTTATTTTCACCATCTGCAATCGGTGAAACATCCAAAAATCTCATACTCAAAGTAGAAAGATCAAACTCATGTTTAACTTCAGTGTTACAACTTGGGCAATCAATTTGAACAACATACTCCGGACCATACCCAGTAATTCTCAAAAAAGTAAGAATTGCATTTTTATCACCAGAAATCATCTTATCAGCCTTAACAGACTTATTAAGAATAACATTGTTTAGAACAGCGTCTAGAGCCTTGCCGCTTCTTAACAAAGACCTTGATGTTAAAACATCTTCATCTTGAGCAGTAAGATGCCGCACTTCTATTTCTTCTAAGCCATGTAGAGGTGAATCAATAGGGTAAATTACCCCCTTGGATGGGAGCATAACAAAATCGCGAGGAACTACAAATCCTGCAGTTCCTTCGCGATTTTGATCTACATTATCCAAATCAGATGTAGGTACTTCTCTTTTTAATGCTTGCTCTAACGAGCTTTCATCATTAATGGTTGATTCATCACTATCAAAATCAACCTGTGCATTCTTAGCCATATAAACCTTCCTTTAGATTAAAACTATACAAATTATTTTAATAAAATAATTTTGTAACTTAAACTTAGTATCTTAGAATACACTCATCCGGTTGAACAGTTAGAGCAATTTCAACAGGATCGGCTGTTGCGTAATCCATATCACCAAAAGTAGCATCAGTAATAAAAGCACCTCTAATATCCCATTCTTCTACAGCTACACCCACTGGGTCCATAAGCATCAATTGAAAATCTTTCTTATAGAAAGCTGCATATCCATCACGGCCAGAAATTGTTTCGTGGCCAAGACGAGCCCACTCCATAACCTTCTGAGATGAAGAAGGAGCAATGGGATCTAACAATGTAATCGACATAGTGTTCCAAGTAAATTTACCAGCCAAGAATCTTTTACTATTGATATAATCAATCTGAACAGAATCTTGTGTAAAGCTTGGGCGACTCATTGTGCGAGCTACAAATTGAGGAAGTACATCTTCATTAAATTTGAAGTACCATCTGCTTGATCTCTTAGGCTCAAATGTGTCCGCTAACATCTCATTTACGGGTCTAACATCTGGCATTCGTTTTCTCCATTACATTTTAAAATAAATGTGTTCGTTAATAAATATGTGAATGAGAGAAAATTTGCTTCTCCCTCATTCACATAATTTAATTATTCACTAAACGATGCACCTTGTGGTGTAAGTGTAAAGTCAAAGATAATAATTTCAGCAACCGTAGTCGGTTTTAAGAAAATCTTACCCTTGATAACATTTCTATCCACTAAGTCAGCACCTTCCTCAATAGAAGCTCTAAACTCGTTAATACCATTGGCCGCTTGTACCGAACCAAGATAATTATTAACCATCTGTAGCAGATTACTTCTTGTTTGAGCGTTGTTAGCCTCAAAGACAAAGTTACGAGACATTCTAGAAATAGTCTTTCTAACTGTCAACATCATTCTACGAACATTTACTCTATCCAATACAGATTGCTTCTTCTGTAGTGTCTTCTGACCAAAGATTACAATACCTTGACCTGGGAATGTAGCGATAGGATTAACGCCCGGAGTATTGTTATAAAGATTATCACGCTGTGTCTGTGTCAATCTTCTTCTAACTTCTAATACTCTTTCCAAACCACCACGATTAAAGCCAGCAGGTGCGAACCAAGGCTGACCCACTCTATCATTGAATGCATATGCACCCATGATTTCTACCGAAGGCGGTACCCAAACCAGACGATTGTTTTCACTATCATTAATTCTAACCCAAGGCCAATAAGTTGCACCATAACTAGAATCAAACTTACCAGCTTGATCTTGAGCATTACTAACCGACATAGCCAAACCAGAACCAGTCGAAGTAGAAGTTGCTAAGTCAATAAGTAAGAAAGAGTCTGCACGTTGCTCAACCATATTAAGGAAGTTATTAATCGGTGAGCCGGCACCAGAAGAAGTAATGCCTGGAACGGCCAACAGATTAAACTCAACCTCTTCAGGATTAGCCAATGTTTTTCTAGCTACATCAAAGTCACCCGAAACGGTGCCAGTATCTTGAATGGTCAACATATTACTACGAGGATCGTAACCATCCCAACCACCAAACACAGGAGCAACAAACTTCAAGGCTTCATTATCTTCTAAACCTTGAGTACGTCTAGTAGAAGAATTAACAAAGTTACCAGAGTTAGAGCCAACCATATTAACCAATGTGAAGTTAGTGACACTACCCGAACCTGAAAGTTCACCAGTAGTGGAGATAAACAACATGCCAGGATCAGCAGTAGTACTACCTGAAGCCGAAGTAACCGTCTTCTTCAGTCTATCGCCAACACCGTTAGATGTAAAGTTAATACCCATCACCTTAACCTTATCAACAACACCATCTCTATTCTGGTTAGTTACCGTAGGTAAGGCAGCAACAGTAGCAGTCAAACCGCCAGGGGCACTATTACTACTAGATCCAGCACCAGCAGCGGGGCCACTTGCAGGGCCACCTGTTTGAGCTAGAATAGCACCAACACCTCTAAATCCGGACGGCCGAGAATCTTCGGGATAACCACCCGTATTCATTTCAACTCTTACCAACTTAGACTTATTAGGATAGTCACCATCAAACAGCAACTCAGGAGGATCTACTGTTAAGTTATAAGAAACTCTCCGATCACCAATCGCTCTTGCGATATAGTTAGGTTCGTTAGGGTCAAGACTTAAGTTAGCATAAGATTCTAATATTTCTGGTCGCCTATCATCATCATTCGCATTACGAATGCTTAATGTAAATTGAGGAAACGCAGAAACAGAAGTTTCAACATTAGAAATTTGAAATTTAATCGCATTATTTTCAATTTGACCGTGAGAACGAGTATGAAATCTGAACAAGTTCTGTACAGCACCACCAGCGTTTTGTGTAACAAACCATGGCGATTGAGCTGCAGCAAAACCACCCGTAACGTCATCGAACTGGTCACCATCAGCAGTAATAGAGGCATGATCTAACGTAACACCAG